AGAAGAAATACACCTGTAAGTGTGTTTGTAGATATACCTGTGTAAGATATTTCTTCTGTTCCAATCTTAATAAAATTTGTTCCAGAGCTTGGTAGCTGTGACGCGTCGTTTACAGTTATACTTGTGGCAGCTGCTGATATATCAGATGATAAAACAGTTGTGTACGCTCCTACAGCTTCTCCACCCCAAGATCCAAGAGACCAACCAAAACCTTGTGCTTGCACGTCTGGTCCTACTCTATAGTAATGTCTAACTCTAATACCACCAGATGTTGTTGCACCAGATCCTGATTCATTAGATGGCATCGTGATGGTAATAGTATTTGATGCTGGCACTGTTGTTGCCATAAATCTTATGTCATCAAAATCTGAAGCACCAAAGTTTGAACCTGTGATAGATGAAAAATTATCTAATAAAACAATATCACCAGCTTGTATACCATGGTCACCAGAAAAATTTATCGTGACTTCAGCTGATCCATTAGTTGTGCTAAATGCGTTGGTGAGCGTTGTTGTAGATTTAATAGGATGTATATCGTAGAAAACGCCACCTGAATAAGCATATAAAATTCTGTTTGATCCTATAATAGAATACTTTCGTCCTAAACTATTTGTAAATTGGTGTAATGCTCTTGCTGCACCCGTAATATTATCAGCTCCTAACTGTGTCCAACCACCTATCTTCTCAGGTGTAGAATACCTAAAACGTACATTATCACAGTCTATCCACTGACCCTCCGCAGCTGTTGCAGTAACTTGTTTGTTTATACCAGGTTGAAACCCTATCTTTTGTAGCATAGATCTCCAGATTATATTAGATTGCGTTGATATTCAACGTTATTTGACTATTCCTAGCATAGGTCTTTTATCATACAAATTAGACTTTGCAAACTGTCCATCTGCATGATTATAGTGTAGGAATACTTGGCCACATAATTGGCCTTCAAAAGGCTCTCGCCAATGCTCTAACTCACAGCCAGAATAGATAAGCATATCACCTGGTTTTAGGTCTACTTTTACACCTTTGGGTGCACCAGGCTTGTGTATCTCTTTATACTCGTCTATGACGTTGTTAGACCCCGTAGGATCGATAAATATAGGCCAGTTATCTCCACCTAGATTTAGTGTGGTCGATATCTCACAGCTTGGTCTATCTTTGTGTCTTCTTAAGATATTACCTTTTCTATAGAGTCTTGTGTAAGAATAAGTGGGTACTAGTTTAAGTCCTGTCTTCTTCTGCATCACAGCTATAGTTTTAACAAGTAATGTTTCCATTAGTCTATCACCATATTTAGCGTAAGAGTTAGGAACTTGTGGGTCGTTAAAATTACCTACAAGTTTATTGCCAGCATGAGTTATACCATTGTTTAACATCCAATGATCTGCCTCTGCAGATATTTGTAAATACCTATAAGCTATGTCTGCTATCTCTTTTGATATGGCACCACGTATGACTTGATATTTATTTTTCTTAAAACTCATATTTGTATAAAATTATAAGATACAGATATTCTCCAGTTTTTTTCACCTTTGTCTGTATTCATATTTATGTCAACACCATGTGGAAGCCAAGATGGAAAAAAAATCATACGTCCTTCCATAGGTTCGTAGGCACATACTCTCCATAATTGTTCGGGTAGATTGTCCACTCTTCGAGGCATATGTGTATTCGGTCCTGGTCTAGGATCTTCTAAAAATAGTTTACCGGAGTTCTTAGGCACTTTAATATAATATACACCTGACCACATAGAGTTAGGATGTGTATGTGTTTTATTATAACTGTATGTTGGATTAATATTAGCCCACATATTACCTAATCCTAGTTTACCTGTAACACCAAAATCTTGATTACATTCATAAGCCATTTTAAATAATTCATCGATAAGAGGTTTATATTCTTTTCTCTTATCCATATCTGTTTTGCTGTGCCAACCAAAACCAGAGTTAGTTTTCTTTTCTCCTTCAGGATCTGCTTTACGCCACTTTTTTATTTCTTTAAATAGATATTTATTAAGTTCTTTAGCGTTAGGTATATCTTTAAAATAAACAGCAGTTGGAAATAATATCTTTCTTTGTAGTTGGCTCATTTAAATGGTGGTCCTCCAAACCACATCACTAAAGATTTTCTTACACCTTTTTTAACGGGTGCAACTTTGTGTCTTAAGAATGATGCAAAGAATATAGCTTGTCCTTGTTTCAAGGGAAGCGGTTTGTTATCACCCATCTCTGAAAATAAAAGATCGCCACCTGTAAACTCTGATGGGTCTGACAATAAACAAGTCATGGATATTTTTCTAATTGGGTTTTCACCATTCTGACCAAAAGCATTTAAATCCATGTGCCAATCATAAAAACCTTTTTTAGGATAAACCGTAAACTGTGCAGGTTCTGTAAGTCTTACACCATCGAAATAAAAATGATTTAAGTTTACAATAGAAAGTTGATTCTCAATAACTTTGTACATCTGTGGTAATTTATCAAAAGGTATCCAAGAGATCGTTGTCACTCGTTTCTTAGTATCGTATTTACCCTCTTCACCTCCACCAACTTTGGCTTGTTCAGGCGCACACTGATGACCAGCATCAATAATCATTTTACATTGTTCAGGTGTAAAGATAGGTTGTGTAGTTGTGGCAACATAAGATTGCCATCTAGGCATTCTTGGTATCATTCCATTTGCCCCGATCCAGTTCTTGAAGATACAGGATTGTAATCAACATCCACATTACAAACTAATGTCCTTCTTGTTTCTTTCGTCCCGTTAAATGGATATACGCAGTGTCTCATGTCATAGGGAAAAACATAAAAATCACCAATCTTCATGTTAGGTGAATAATCTGTTTTAGAAAATTGTCCGTTAGCTGCACCAATAATCTGTAGTCTACCATTCATAGGTTTCTCTTCAGCAGAATATTCTACACCTGTTTCTTTAGGTAATTTTAAAATCATTACAGAAGATAGACCTGTATAGAGTTTACCTTGATGTATATGCACAGGATTATATTCATGTGCTTTCATTTCATTAACCCAAATAGAATTTATAGATTTGTTTGTTGGACCTATCTTATTCCAATCTGTGTAATGATCAAAGATACTATGAAACCATTTCAATATATCATCGGGTAAGAAACAATGCTGATGCATCTTATCGTTGTTGGGGCCAGAATAAAATAAAGATACTTCGTCTTGTATTTTACCAACTAACTGTTTGTTAGCTTTTGGTAATTGTTTCTTTTGTCTTTCGTAAATTTCATTAAGACCTACGAATACCTCTAAAGGGACCTGGTATTTTAAGACCGTCTGACCTAAATAAACAAAGTCGAACTTCATTTTAATTTTTTAGTTTTCTTAGCATCTAAAGATAAAGTGTTTTCTCTCAAACCTTTTTCTAAAGCTTCTAGTTGTCCTAATACATTAAACACTTCAGGTTGTGATGTACCAGGTGTTATCGTTTCTTTCTGTCTTTGTAATCTTAATAAATATGATTTAGCTTGATGTGTATTCACATCTCTTTTATCAAAGTTACCATCGTCAAACTCTTTTTTAAGTTTAGACCAAGTAGCAACTTCTCTCATTCTATGTTTAGCAACAAGTTCCATTTGTGCTTTACCATATAATTTTTCTTCTAACTCAACTTGTTTAAGTTCTTTCTCTAATGGATCTTTTTCTTTTTTAATATCTCTTTGTAATTTCTTTATCTCAACTTCATTCTTCCTAGCATCGAAAGATAGGTGAACTAAATTCTCAAAGTGTGTATTCTGCTCTCTTACAGATTGCCAATACTTTGCAGCTTTCGTTGGATATTTATTATCAGATAACACAGAAAATCTCATTTCTGTTTCTGTACGAAACATTTGTTTCTTCATCCATGTATCTTGTAATTCTGGTATTAATTTTTTAAAATTTTTAACATCATCCTTATCTAAGATGTTTGTTAAATACTTTGACTCTGTTTCTAGCTTAGTAGCTATATTTCTTTTTTCTTTTGACATTCTATCTCCTTTATTCATTTCTAATGTCTTTATATACCTTTCTATATAAAGGTCAAGTCTACGATACGGTTATGTCAGCTAATGTTAAATCAGCTGTAAATTCTTCTGTGTTTGTTTGAGCACCAGGAGATGTTCCACCAGAGGCAGCAAATCCACTTACTGCTGAACCATTACCACTACAACCCATTCTTGCAGTAGTCATCTCTGCAACTTCTGTCCACGAAGTACCATTGTAGTGTGCACAGATACCTATAATCGCTGTAGCATTTTCACCGCCTGCTACTATTGCACTATTTAATGATCCAAATACTGATGTATATTTAAGTACACTTGGATAATCTCCACCTGCAGTCCACGCAGAGCCATTCCATTCTAAAGTTTCTGCTGTTATTGTTGGAGACGTATCTTGAGTTCCACCAACTATCGCTCCAGCTGTTGATGTCGACCCCCAAGCGCCCATTTCTTGTCTAGTTGCAGGAATATTAGTTGTTTCAGTCCAAGAAGTTCCATCCCAACTTTCAACGCTAGAAACTGTTCCTGGGCTACCTGGACCTTCACCACCGCCAACTAAGATAGCACTAGTTGATGTGCCAAAAGTTGCACAATCTAGTCGTCCTTCATTTAAATCATTAACTTCTGTCCAAGAAGTTCCGTTATATTGTTCAGCTACAACTGTAGCGTATACTGGAGAGCCCGCTGGATTGTAACCACCTGCAGTTATACAAGCTGTTTGTGTTCCTCCTCCGCCATAAGAAATATATCTACCTGTATTTAAATCATTTTGTTCTGACCATGCAGTTCCATTGTATTCTTCTGTTTGTCCGTAAGGTGAAGAGCCAGCACCAAAAATTAAACCTGCAGTTTGAGTTGCATTTGTTGCACCACCAAATCTTGATCTAGCAGTGTTAACAGCTCCACCAGATGACCAAGTCGCTGTTGGTATTCCAGCTGCCGTTCCAAAACCTTTTAACGTTGTGCCTCCAGATAAAAATATCATTCCTTCTTTTAATTTAGCTTGTGTCACTGGTGGGAAAGACCATTCTTCTGTATTAGCTACATTAGTAGAACCATTATA